CAGACGAGGGCATTGGGGTTGGCCGCCCGGAGGGGACGGTAAATCTTGCTCGGGTCACAGTTCTCAAACGCTGCCACGGCGATCATGTTTGTCCAGTATCTCTTCGGCCTGTGTCCTGCTCGTCACGACCTCCGCGACTGCTCCTCCGATGTTTCGTAGTTCGCCGATGACATGAGTCTGGAGCGGCGTCGGCTTCTTGCCGGGCTGTTTGACTTCGAGCCAGACGGCTCGACCGTGCTTGACGCACAGGAGGTCAGGGATGCCGGGTCGCTGGAAGGCGCCACCGGCGACCTTCAAGACCCACCAGCCGCGAGCCTTGGCCGAGACTTGGATTGACTTGGTGATTGTGGATTCAAGCGGCATGGGCTCGCCTTTCGGCCCACCGACGGAGTTGCGACTCGCTCATCTTCTTGCGAGCCTCGGGCGTGTGCGTCCTGCCTAGGCAATTCTTGTTGCCTCGCATCTTCTCGCGAGCCTCGGGCGTGTGCGTCCTGCCGAGGAAGTTCTTGTTGCCGAGACTCGCCTTCCGCATCTTCTCGCGAGCCTCGGGCGTGTGCGTCCTGCCGAGGAAGTTCTTGTTGCCTCGCATCTTCTCGCTCATCTTCGCGCGGGTCTCGGGCGTGAGCGTCCTGCCGAGGCAATTCTTGTTGCCTCGCATCTTCTCGCTCATCTTCGCGCGGGTCTCGGGCGTGTGCGTCCTGCCCCACATACCGCTGCCGCCGAACCCTCCCGGCTTCACGTTGTAAGTGTCCCGCCGCTTGCAGAACTCCTCCGTGACGATCTCGGCCTCGCGAGCGTAGGCCTCGGCCTCAACCGAGAACTCTTCGAGAGTTCGCCGCACGAAGTTCTCGACGCCGTGCTTCTTGATGGCACGGCGCAGGGCCTTGCCTGAGCCGAGATAGCCGTCGAAGCCGTCTTCGTTCTGTCGGTGAACGCCGACGTAGGTCTTCCCGCTGACTAGGCAGCGGGTCTCGTATACGATCCATCGCACCGGTCAGTCTCTCGCGGGTTTCCCCTCCGCGAATGACTAAGTCCACATAAACAGCGGCCCGTTCTCGCCGACATACGCTCCGAGCGTGTTCAACGAGAAGAACTCTTCGGCCTCGTCCTCGGTCATACCGTCTCGGCGGACGAGAATGGCGATGCACTTCTTGGCGTCGTAGATGGCAACGTGTGGATGGTGGTAGTTCGCCGTGTATCCGATGAGTGCCTGCTCGAACCCGTCGGCGAGCAGGGCCTCGTCGTTCAACTCGGCGAGCGTCTCGGAGATGTCGTCGAACCGGCTCATGCCGGATAGCCTCCGCGAACGACGCCGTGAGCCGGCGGCCACTCGGGCAACGTGAGCCAGAAGTCGGTGGCCCGGAGATCGCCCATGTTGGCGACGAAGCCGGAGTCCTGAGTCGCGTCGTGCATCTCGACGAGTGCGTTTGGGTGCTTGGGATGGAAGCAGTACCAGACTCCGTCCGCGAGCCAGCCAGCGAAGATGCGGTGGCCGCCGCTGTTGATCGTGGTCTGGCCGACGATCACGACCGTCTTCTCGGTCGGCATCTGCTCGACGACGGGAATCCAGGGGATGGTCACGACGACTCCCACGGGCGAGTGAGCAGATCGATCTCGACGTACTTCTCATCCTGGTAGGTGCCGGCGAGCGAAGCGATCACTTCGTCGGCTGGGATGTAGCCCAGGATTTCGACCGTGCGGTATTCGTCGTCGGCGACCCTGGCGCCCCACACGATCTTGCCCGCGTCCTTTTTGCGAACCTTGACGGCGTTGCCGGTACGAACGCGACGAACCTCGATGTCGTCACCAACGTCCGCGAGGTTCTTGTACTTGCTGTGGTCGCCGCGACACCACACGCCGCCGTGCCAATACTTGCCCGTGTACTTAGCGACCGCGAGTTCGCAGATCGCGGCGGCCGGCTGGGCCAGACGGTCTTCCTGCATTCGCGAGCGATCGTAGTAGGAGGCGTCGTCGACACCCCAGTTGGCCGTGAAGCGACCGATGCCCACGGCGAAGGCTCGCTCGTATTCCCAGGGGTGGAGTTCGATGATGGGATTCATGTGGTAAACAAACTCCCCTGCCCCGCCGCGACTCGCGGCTTGTTCTTCGCCACTCGCGGCTTGTTCTTCGCCACTCCCGCCTGAGCGATCCGCTGCTCGGCCAGGGCGATGTAGTCCGCATTGAGTTCGATGCCGACTGAGTCGCGGCCCAAGACTTGGGCGACGGCAAGAGTCGTGCCGCTTCCCGCGAACGGATCGAGGACGACGCACGGCACGGGCTCGTGCGGCTCGCACTTGCACGACTGCTGCCAGCCGAGTGTCTCGACCGACACGCCGGCCACCGTGTTCGCGCAGGAACTGCCCGTGCCTGCCTCGCCCGTCCGCTTGACGTAGTCGGCGGGCCTCGGGCGGGTCAGTTTCGTCCGCTTCGTGAGCCGCTCCCACGGTGAGCCGCAGGAGGGGCAAGCCCCTCGCTGGGATGTACCAGATTTGATACAGATCTCGGCGAGTTCCGGCGGCATCGTCGCGAAGTGGGCGCCGCTGTATGGGCGGGTCGCGATCTTCCAGACGGAGCGTCGGTTGCGGGTGGCGGCTCCAGTGAACGTCGAGCCGTCGCTGTGCTTGACGCCCTCGCCGTATTTGTTTCCTCCGATGCGGTCGGCTCGCTTGCGGTCGGGCTGGGCCGACGGCTCGCTGATCGCGACCGAGTCGAAGAAGTAGGTCGGGCTCTTCGTCAGCAAGAAGACATACTCGTGCGCCTTCGTGCAGCGGTCGGTCACGCTCTCGGGCATCGGCGACGGCTTGTGCCAGATGATGTCCTGGCGAAGCACCCAGCCGTCGGCCTGGGCCGCCAAGGCCAGCCGCCACGGAATGCCGAGCAGTTGCTTGCCGTCGCCGTAGGAGTCGCCGACGTTGAGCCACATCGTCCCGTCGTCGCGAAGCACTCGACGACACTCGTGGAGAACCGCGACCATCCGATCGATGTACTCCTGAACCGTGCCTTCCAGGCCGATCTGCCCATCGTGACCGTAGTCGCGGAGGCCGAAGTACGGAGGCGAAGTCACGATGCAATGCACACTCCCGCTCGCCATCGAGGCGAGATGCTGGATCGCGTCGGAGTTGACGAGAGTGTGCATTGCCGTGTCCAGACTACTCAAGCCGTCTCACGGACGAGAGTGACGCCGAACTCGCCCGGCTTGGCCGGCGGGATCGTGTCAGTCGCGACGAACTCAACAACGGCGGGCTCGCTGGCGTTCCCCGCGTCGTCGATATCGACGAGAGTCAGGACGACGTTCGAGTCCTGCGGGACAGTGACAGCCTCGACAAACGACGTCGTGTCGGCAGGGAAGTCGGCCGTCTCGCCGGGTTCGCCGTCGATCGTCACCGTGAGGCGGCGAGCAACGACGTCGGCATCGACGACAGGGGCAGCAGTAACCGTATAGACCAGGGCCATTGAAGCACTCTCCTTGCGGACGAGACGAAGACGAACCGCGTGAGGCCGACGCATCCGCATCGCCAGCCGGCGGAGTTCATAGACGACCGTGCGAGATGACCACGGCCACATGGAATCCCTTCCGGATTGATGAAAAAGACCGTGGCGGGCCTCGTTCCGTGAGGCCCGCCACGGAAACCTTCCGTGGCAAGACGCCAGTAGGTTAGCGTGTCCAGATAGCGGGTCAAGCGATTTTTTTGGCGAGCCACGCTCGCGCTGCCGCCTTGACCTTCTCGTTCTTGGCAAGCGATGCCAGATCGTTGATGTACCACTCTTCGCCCATTGCCGAGACTTCGTCGAAAGTCTTACCCGCGAACCGTCCCTCGCGGATCACGAACGGCTTCGGGCCGCTTTCGGCGAGCAAGCCCGGGATCGGATCGATCGTCCACGGGATCATGCACCACCAGCCGCACATGACTCGCCACTTCTTCTTGCCGTCCACGATCAAGACTTCGGCCAGATCCGCCGGAGCGCCGCACTGACGGCAGCAGACGTCCGGAAGCGAGAGCAGGAAGCCGACCGGAGCCTCGGCGGGCTCTGACGGCGGGGCTTGGTAGACGGGCTCTTCCTGCCGCTTCTTGCGGCCGCCCTTTCGCTTCGACTGGCCGTCGCCTTCGAGAGGCGACGTCTCGAACAGCAGGCCGTCACTCATTGCAGCGGATCTCCTCCAGCAGCCAATCGCGGTGCTGGCTCAGGCGAACGTGGATCGACTCTTCGCCGTACTTGCCCGTCGGCTTGCCCTTGCTGGACATGATCGCCGAGTTGATGCCCGCTAGTTTGCTGCCGATAAACAGTCCGCCGCCGGAGTCGCCGAAGCAGATCAGAAACTCCAGACTCGTCCACGGAGGCGATGCCGCCGAGCAGATGAGGTAGTCGTCTACCGCCGAGTCGATGTAGTTGCTGCCAGCCCGCCGCTTGCCGTCCGAGTCCTTCATGCCGCTCTTGAAGTCGCCGCGCATCCCGTACCCCGCGACACTGACCAGTCGCCCTCGCTCGTCGTCGGCCTCGTAGATCGCCGGATACCAGTCCATGCCGAACGACTCTTCAGTGAAGCCAACCGCGAGGTCATTCGACCCGCCGCCGTGACCGTACCTGGGGTGCGTCGAGACTCGTTTGAGCGTCCGAGACTTGCCGTCGTCGGACGTCACCTCCCAGGCGTGGGCATCGCGGACAACGTGGGCCGCCGTGATAACGTGGTGCGGCGAGACGATCACGCAGGATGCAGCCACGAGGCCCTGGGGATTGCTGGCGGTCTTCGGCACCTCGCAGCGAAGCATGGCAACGTGCCGAAACTTGGCACCGTACTCGATGTGCTTCTCGTCGTCCGCCGTCGGCGAGATCGTTCCGCCCGTCAAAAACAAGGCCGCAACCGCAACTGCGTAGATCGCTCTCATAGTGGCAACTCCATTCGACACCGGAACCCGTCCTCGACGAACGTCACCGACCGCTTGGCCCGCGTGACGGCGACGTAGGCGACACGACACTCCTCGTCGTGAATCTCTGAGAGCGTCTCTCGGCCCCGCTCGATGCTCGGACTGGTGATCGACGACAGAATGACGTCGTCGGCCTCCAGGCCCTTGGCCGAGTGGATCGTCGAGAGCCGAATCGGCGGATTGTTCGCCAGTTCCTCGCCGTGGCGAGTGGCGACCTCGTGCCAGAGCGAGGCTCGCTCTTGGTAGCGGGGCTCCAGGGCCTCGACCCACCGTCCGCTGCGGATCAAGTCCCGCAGCGGCTGCTCGAAGCCAGCCAGTTCGCAGTCGCCGTCGGTGGGTCGCACGATGTCGAGGTGCGACTTGCGGCCGTCCTTCCACTCGGCTTTCGCGCCACGCTTCAGGAGCGAGCCGTGCTTGCTCTTGACCGAGATCATGCCGACGGCGTTCGCCAGCGACTCGCCCAGGCACGACCGTCCGTGCTGGAGCGACCAGAGGGAGCCGTATCCAGACAACTGGACATGAGCGTGGGCCTTGTCCACCCACTGGTACGGGAGCCTGCGAGCCTTGAGGATCGCCTCGTAGTCTTCGAGCGAGAATGTGCAGCGGCCCAGAATCAAGGCCGACGAGTTCGCGTTGATCCTGGCCAGGGCCTCGTCGGCGGACGCGACTCGCGAGAGTCGGCCGCCTGGGGCGGCTGGCAGGATGCCACGGTCACGGTAGCCTCGCTGCATCTGTCGCAGGCACCGCTCGCCGAGAGCCAGAATCTCGCCCGGGCATCGATACGACTGCGGCATCGTGTACTCTTCCGCCTTCCAGGCCAAGAACAGGTTGTAATCGCCGCCGGCGAAACTGTGGATGGATTGGTACGGGTCGCCACATAGCCATACTCGCTCGATTCGACCACTCGACGCAAGTCGCCGACAGACTCGATCAACCAGTTGCGACGAGTCCTGAGCCTCGTCGACGGCAAGAACGCGGAGATGCTCCGGCGCATCGCCGACCGGATCGATGTTGACCGGGCCTTCGAGCGTGAACTTCACGCCCGCGAAACGGGCGATCATGTCGGTGAAGTCGAGGCGACCCTCGCGAGTCTTCGCCAACTCGTAGCGACGGATGATCGAGGCCGCCTGCTCCTGTTCGGGGCAGTTCTCGCCCATCGTCGCCCAGCGACGGATCGTCGCTTCGAGCGACTCCATCCGACTGCGGGCCAACTCCCAGGCCTTCATGGCGAGCGGGATCGAGTCGTCGCCGTCGGCCACATACGTCCGCTCTCCCCGAGAGTCCGTCCGAGTGTGAACCTTGCCGCCCAGGACGCCACTCAGCCACTCGTCGCCCTCCATGCCCTGGAGCAACTGTCCCTCCTCCACGCGGCAGCAGCGGTGTGCGATCGCGTGAGCCGTCTTGAACCAACCTCCCCTGGTCAGGTCGTCTGGCGACACTCCCCAAGCATCGGCGGCCCGCTCCGCGATCTCAGCCCGCCCTGCCCTGGTGAACGTGCAGAACCCGATCTCGTCCGTCGAGAGCCCCAGGCCGTCCCTGGCCTCGCTCAGACGGTCGAGAATGAGCCGGGTCTTGCCTGTCCCTGCGCCTCCGATCGCCCTGTGAACTTCCGCTGCCATCTCTGTTTCCCCCTTTTTGTGAAAGACCTCTTATGCCGACTCAATACCTTTCAAGCGGTATAGGTATATAGACCAAAATCACCTTGTTTTTCAGTAGGATATTCCCGCTTTTGGGGTCAATACCTCTAATACCTCTACTTTTTGGGTCTGAGAATTCCTCCCTATATAGAGTCGGCGATTTTTCTCAGAGCGTCGATGTGTCGCTCCTTAAAGACAAACCACTTTCCTGTCTTCCCGCCGAACCCCATCGCGGTCTGAGGGATGTTCTTGTCCCCCGACTCCTCGACGATCGCCTCCTTGAGGGCTCGGCGGGCCGTCATCGACAGCGCCGGGAGTTTCGCCTTCTGCCACGCGGCGGCGATCGTCTCATTCCACTTGAGCCACAGGCACCACTCTCCCGATGCTTGGCTCGTGATCCACTTCGGCGTTCCGCTGTGGTTGGGCTTGCGGTCGTCTTCGCCGTCGCCGGGCTCGGCCTTGGGAAATCCGTCGAGGTAGGACAGGAGGATCGAGGCGTTGTAGGTCGAGACGTTCGTCTCCCGGGACGGAATCTCCTCGTCGGCGATGTCGGCGAGCATACACTTGAGGCCCCGGATTGACTCCCAGCCTCCCTCGCCGTTCTGGACGTTCTCGCCGTTCCAGATTTTGACCCAGCGGCCAGGGTTTGGGTCGAGAAGATCGATCTTCCCCGTCGCCTCCAAGACTTTCACGGCGACTCTCTTCGGAGTCACCCAGTCGTCGCCACTCATGCGGATGACCACCGACTCGCGTCGCCCGTCGGGGTGGGGGATTCGCAGTTTGAACTCGGCTGGCTCACTCTTGACCACCGTAAGTCTCCAGTCGCCCGGCTCCCAGCAGCGTTCTTCGGCATTCCAGACGAGGCCGTAGTCCTCGAATCGAAACCTTCCGGCCTTCCGCCGCGACTCGGCCCGATCCCGGTAGTGTGCGAACTGGTCGTGCGCGATCTTGATTACCTCTGCTTCGCCCTTCGGTGGCTCGCACAGGGCAGCGTTGATCGCGAGCAGGGTCTGTGTGACCTCCTCCCGCTCGTCGTCGTCAAATCGGCGGATGCGAGACGAGTGCTTCGATGCAACGCCGATCAAGAAAGCGTGGCGTCCACCCTCCGACACCTTCTTAGCCTCTCTCAGGGCCTTGCGGGCCTGAGCCGTGACTCCACTGCCCTGCCGCCTCGACGATGCCATGACAGCATCACGGAAGGCGTCAGGGAGCCTCGCCGGATTGACGTCGTTCGGAGACTTGCCCGGTAGCCACGAATACTGCTTGCCGGTCTTGTGCCACGACGGTGGGATCACGGACTGACTTGCCATGCCGCCGCCGCCGATCCGTACCTCGATGCCTTCGACCTTCACGACCGCCGAGTCGGGCATCCAGTCCTCGTGCTGGAAGATTCGATGGACGCCGCGGCCGCTGGAGTAGGCCGGTGTATCGATCCTGTCGAGGCCCCACTTTTTGAGTGCGGCCTCGGCGTCTGGCGAATCGAACTCGACGTCAATGATCCCGCTGGTCGCGCCAAGACGGACACCGAGATTTATCCGAGTGTGATCCTCGATCTCGTCGAACCACCGTCCGATCTCGTCCTCGTCGTCCGTCGCACGGTGCTGCCACTCGCGACCGATCGGATGTTTCCCCGGCGTCGGGCATTCATGCCTGCCGCAGGTGCATCTCAGGTTCGGCTGAACGCCAAACAACTTGACGATCTTCCATCCCTTGGCGGCCAAAGCCGCCGCGGCCTTGAACATCGTGTCTTTGCAATAGTCCACGATCGAATCCTCCGTGATTAATGAGTGAGAAAGAAACGCCGCCCTGCCGCCGTCGCGGACGGCAGGGCGGCGAAGAGTCGAACAACAGGACTTCGAGGC